CAATTACGGCAGCTGTAACTCTATCAGGAGCGGGAATGACTACTCAAACTGTAGAAATTAGTAGAAGTATATCTATGGTTATTGGTAATCCAACTATTGAATCAGGTGCAGTAGCAGTAACAACAGGGTTTGTAACGCTATTGGCAACTCCTACTGGTGGTGGTTATGTATATATAAGAAATACTGAACCAACAACAGCAGCAACTGTAGAGATACAATATGGTGCACAATCACTTGGACTATTAAGACCAGGTGAATGGGCGTTTTTACCTATACCTGAAGTTTCAGCTAATTTAAATCTTAAAGGTTCTTTGGCTACTACTGCAGAATGGGCATATTGGACAACAGCTTAAAAAAAGTAAATAATAAATAATAATTAAAAAAAATGGCAACAATTTCAACTAGATTAATGATTAGTGGTACTGGTATTACATCTGATCCTATTGCTATAGATTATAGTAAGAATTCAACTGTAGCAGCACCGGCTGTTGAGACAGGTGGATTTGATATAGCAGCAGCAGGAGAAGTAGCTATAGTTACAACTGCAGCAGCAACACCAACAAGAACATTCTTATATATAAAGAATACAGGAGATGTTGGTCAAAATTTTGTTACACTTGTAATGACAATAGATTGTGCTGAAGGTCCAGATTCAGAAGCTACAATAGCTAGATTAGAATTAGGAGAGTTTTTATATATTCCTATAGCTCCTGAGTCAGTAATAAAAGTAGCATCTTCTGCAGCAGGAACAGCACGGATAGAGTACGGTTACTTTTCAGCGGCATAATAGATATTACCAAGATATTCAATGGCCCACTCATATGCTTTATATGGGCTATTGAATAATCTTTGTTTATCTCTAATCCAAGTACCTTTTACTTTTTTATAAATGGATGTTCTCCATTTTTTTCCATTTCTGGTAGGTATTACTACAGGCCAATAACCTAGATCAGTTAAACTTTTTATATCAGAGGAGTCCATTTCTCTTCCAATGTTTGTAAATTAAATATAAAATTATTCCTAATCCTATAATTGCATATAATATGTCTCTTTCTAACATTTATGATCCTTTTAATTTACTTTTTAGAGTATTTCTTTGAGATAATAATTTAGATCTTTCTTCTGAATTATCTTTCTTCCAAGCTTTCTTCATTCTTTTATCTATATAATTAATTTCATTTAAAATTTCTAACTTTCTATTTGTTTTTTCTTTCTTTTTACTCATTTTAAATCTTTTTTATCTAATTTACTTTGAAGAGCTGCTAGTGCTCTCCAAGCTACCTTTGCAAGATGTAATACTCCATCATCATCTAAGTCATCTGCTTCTAATAAGTGTCTCATTAAAGCATCTAAATGATCAGGACTCTTATTTTTATCCCAATGTAAGGGTTCATCTGGATGATGTTGTTTATTACCTATACATGAAACTTTTGAGATTTCCATTAATGCATCAGGAAAATATTTAACCACCCCTGTATATACAGGATGCTTTTTTCTATCTATATCAAAATCACTTCCTAAAGAATAAGGTTTATTAAATTCTAATCCGTCTGGTACAGACATCATTACTTTTTGTATTCCTGTATGATCCATATTACGTTTAGTATCCCAATAATGTTTGTTATGTTTATCTTTTTTTTCTTCACTCATGATTACATATCAAAGAAATTATTAGCATCTACTATTTCTTCTTCATTACTATCTACATTATCTACATCAATATCTTGTGAATTTGGTGTATCATTCTGTTTAATAGTATGCGCACTTAATATTTCACTAGTCATAAACTTATGAAACTTAGCTTGATTTTCCATCCAATTCCTTGGGTGTGTTTGCTTAAAAGCATGTGTTACATGATTATAGAATATCCATGCTGTTTCAGAACCAACACCATACGCATATGATGCTTTTTCCATTTCAGATTTAACACAAGACATTTGTTGTGAATCAAGTAATTTCTCTTCAACAAACAACCTTCCCATAAGTTCAGATTGCTGAGTTATAGTTAGAGGAATATCTTTCATATCATTTTTATTAGTAACAAGTTCTTTAAATGTATGATTAGCTTTACCAATATGTGTAGCAATAGCGCCAGATACTTCAGAGTTAGCAGTACCTGTATGTTTTCTAGCAAATGTATCAAGATCTCCATGGATCAAACCATTATTGCATACAAAAACATGAGCACCTATCCCGCACTGGAACCGTGTACTCTTATCATATGAATTAGTCCAAGCAAACATCATACCTAAATCTTCATCAGATTGAGCTATGTCAGAAGTAATATAGTATATTCCCTGTGCTACCTTGGCATTCATATTAGATCTAAATATTTGCTTTTTTATAGAGAATCCATGTGATTTTAATAGACCATCTGTATGATCTATTACTTCCTTATGTGATACTACAGTATAAGTTTTACCATGTTTAGGAAGAGGGGCTGTCTCTAAATAAGCCCTTGTTGTAAATTTTGGTTTTTTATGTCCCATTTTTTTAATTTTTTACAAAGTTATTAAAATAATTCTAATTGATTGGATGATACACCAAGAATATTATTGATTTCTTTTTCAATAGTTTGCATATAATATTTTATATTAATATTATATTTTTCCCATTCTTGTTGTTCCATCTTATTAAATACAGTTTGTAACCATTGACCAGCTTCAAGTTGAATAATTCTACCATCATTTTTATTTATTTTAAGAATCTTAATCCCTTGATTACTAACGTAATATCTGTTTATCTTTTGTAGTTTTTCTTCAGTTTTTAATCCATCCTTTAGGCCAGTGGCTGTTAGTTGCCATCCACTATTTGTTTTACTACCAATACAATAATCTAATATATTCTTATTAGTCTTAAGATAGTCTTCAGGTAATACATCATTAACAAAGTATTCATATATAGCTTTAGGTATAACTAGTTTAGACTTGTTCTTATGCAGAGCTAAGTTTTTAAATTCAAACCGTCCCTTGCATTTAGCTTTACCGTCAGTATTTATTGCTATATAGTTATTTACATCAGCAAGAACAATTTTCTTATACTTATCATGTTCAAGATTAAAGTCTGTTATGCGCTCCCAGCGGGCACAGACTTTAAGATATTCTTCTTCAGCTGATTTAGGAATAATTGTTTCAATACCATCTGTATTTTGTAGTAAAGGTATAGCATCTGGTATAGCTTCCATGATCATTTCATATAACATCATTAATGTTAGTTGACCATTAATGGTGATACGCATAGTGAACTCAGGATCATATAGGAAAGAATTCTTATCATTAGATAGACCATATGTACTATTTAGTATAATCTTATATACATAGTTCATAGGATCATTCTTAGGGATTTTCTTTCTTTCTGTAAAGAACCAGTTATATAGCCTGCAAAACTGCTCAGAAGGTAAATGTGCGGGAGACCACTCATTCTTTATAGCTAGATTAGGATAGAAACTAGTAACATCAGAAGACATTATAATTTTTTCTTCATCAGACTCATATACTCCTGCTCTAGCAGCACCGTGTGCTCCACCTAATCCAAAGTGTGTCTTTACACCTTTATAAGTAACAGAGTATTTAAATGCACCTTTAATGTTAGTAGGGTCTAATTCAACAGTTTTAAATCTATTTAACAACATCTGGAATTCAGGTGTCTTAAAGTTTACATAAGGCAATATAATTCCATCTAACTTAATGGTTTCTCTATATGTTCTCATTGCTTTAAGGTCCCTTTTTGATATACCTAAATCATCACTTAAGTAATAACTAAACAATTCTTTAGATATACGTGGCTCAGAAGCATTAATAAGGTTAATATCATACTGTTCAGATAGATTTAGTCTTAAACCAATTAAACTTTTAGACCGGTTATAGATCTCATTGGTGGCCTCAACATCATTAATACAATACTCTACGATAGTGTCTAATTGCTCTTGAGTAGTTATCTCTGACTCATGATGAATAGGCATATCTAAAATATTATCCCAATCCATAGTATATTCTATCCATTTTAAACTAGATCTTTTGGCCATATTATCCCAGTGGTTTAACTTAAATACATCTATTTGTGTTATACGCATACGCCATTCAGGATACTTCTGAAACTCTCTTCTATTAGATCTACCTATAATAGCTTGAGCTTCTTTATATAATATCTCAGTAACTTCAGATGGTTTTATGCTCATCAGATATTCAGCATTATCTATAATATAATGTGTTATCTGTGCATCAAATGCAAGACCATTGTAAGATATATGCCATTCCCTATTCTTTATATTGTCAGAAAGAAATTCTAAGAATTCTTTTAGATCATTTTTAAGATCATGAATAACAAATATCTTTATCTCATTAGTTTTATAATGTTTGAATACACCTACAAAGCAATTTTTAAGTGTTTCATAGTCCATTACCCAATGTTTTTTCATATCTATTTATTTTTTTGTTCTTCTATTTCACGGCCTTTTCTTAATGCATATCTTCCAAGGCGTAATATAGCAAGTAGTATTACTAGAAATATTATTATATTCATAATTTAATGTATAGTGCCAAAAAAAGGAGCCTAAGCTCCTTGTTCTGGATTGGTTAATTAAAAAAAAATTGACTAACCTACCAAATCTATATTCATATTGGTAGCTTTGTCAGCGGGCAATGCTCTTGGATCAGGTTGAGGTTCTGCTTCTGCATTTAGATATTGTTTATAATCAAACATATCTGCATTAATACAGAAACCATTTATAAAAAGTTCTATCTCATCCTTATCTGTAATATAATATTCAGCATACGTTTTAAGAAGTCTTCTTTCTTTTTTAATGTCAGAACCATCTTGTTTTCTTTGGATCTTCATTTTTTGAGGATCACCGTTATCATCTAGTTTATCTACCATATGATAAGTTTCTTTAGCAGTTGTTGATATAACAGCTAGTATTTTACTACCTGGATCAAATATTGCTTCTACGTATGGACAGTCTTTAGAGACTGGAATTAATTTAAAGGTCTTATTTGGACCCCAGTTTGATGTTGTTGCCATCATGCTTTTCTCTATTGCTAGAGCTGTTGTTTTTTTTGCCATTTGATTTTTTTTTTAAATTATCTTGCAAAGATATATTATTATTTTCAAACAACCTAGCTTCTGGCGCTTTTAATTTTAAAGTTTCTTTTTCTAGATTAGGTTTGTCACATAATTCCCATACTTTTTGTAATAAATCCATTCCAACAGCTAAATCTTCAGCTACATCTTCATGATAATAATCTGGATATATATAACTTTCTACATAATTTGTTACTTTACCTGAACCTTCAAAAAAATCTGTTATAATCTTTTTAGATCTATCTGTAAATCTTGAGTATTTTCCATTCATTAATGCTCTCCAATCATGTGGAAATTTAGAAAAGTCAAATATGTATAAATGTATAGTCTTATCTAACTTTTGATAGTCATCAAATAATATATTACCTAACAGATACTTATCTTCAAATTTAAAAAACGCTTTGCTCTCTCTTTGTTTATATAGACACATGAACTTCATGTCACTAAATTGGATCTCACCTTCCCATGCTAAATATGTTCCCGTTGGTACAAATTTTTGTCCTTTGGGTATATCTAACAGAGGATAGAGAAACACTTTGCTTTTTTGAAAATATTCTTTATACATAAATTATAAACTTATAGTTTTAGTTAAGAAATCATATGGAAGATCAAATCTATTTTCTTTAACATGGTAGTTAACCATGCCCAATATACCACTCATACCATCTCCCCAGGCATTCATAGTAGTCTCCCTAACAGGGAAGTTATAGATCTGATTATACTTATCTATTACTATAAAGTTAAAATTAATTTTGTAATCTTGAGTCTTTTTTTCTAAATTTTTTGCAACAAGTGTCATATAAACGGCTGCTTGGAGCCAATAATTATAGAATTCTACGGTCTCAGGGAAGTCTACAATGGTTTTACCAGTAGTTTTGATGTCTATGATAGTGATCACCTTTTTATCATGATCTATAACATATCTATCAACTATACCTTTAAGTCCAAATGTATATCCATCAAGAGAACATTTAAGAGGAGCTTCATTAAATACTTCTATTGAATCCATTTCAAAGTCAGTAGTATTATCTTCAAGCAAATCCATTACAGACTTGTTATCTTTAATTAATTCTACTGAAGCTTTACATTTCTCTAGAGTATCTTCATCTATAATATCTTTATTAGTTGTACATAAAAATCTATAGTAGTCTTCACACTCAGGAGTACGTACCTTAGCTACACGTTTATTTTCATCCTTTAATGATTGGTATAGTCCTACCTCTTTTAAAGAATCTGAAATTATTTTATCCTCAACTAGAACCAACTCTATAGCATCCGTGTAGAGCGTAATATTTTTTAAGACCTTACGCAATGTTTCAGACGGTAGCTTTGCAGGTAGTAATACAAAATTATTATCAAACTCTTCTGGTTGTAACAATAGTAAATGTATAAGTTTACCTTGAATCAGATGCTTATCTGTTCTCTCCTCCCTATCCTTAAGTATATAATCCTTATAGAACAACTTAGGTGAAAATATAAGTTTATTCAATGAAGAATAACTAAACTGAAAGGTCCCAGAAGCACATGCTTCTAGGAACACTTTCTCTTTATTTGAATCTTTTATCATAATATAAATTTAAAATGGAAGGTCATTCCCTGCCGTTACTAATTCTGAAAGAGTCTTCTCTTCTTTTATTAATTTATCTTTGTAAGTTTGAGTTAATCTAACATCTTCAAGTTTCATTTCAAATGCACAGTGTTCCTGACTAAATCCACAACCACTCATTAATACTCTTTCAAATACTAATTTACATATGTGTTTCATTGCCTCTTCAGTTAATGCATTGTCTTCAGCTAACTTCTTTATCAAACTACTAAATGTACTTGTATGAGCTGAATTCCAACCACTAATCATATAGTGATCAAATTGTTTACGTAATGTTTTAAATGCTACTTGATTCCAAGTATTAGTTCCTTTCATTGAATCACCATAGTGATAAAATAATAAACCAAGGACTGTTTTAGACTCTTCAATCTTGCAATTAGCCATAAGGGTCATTGCAATACTTCTATCTTCACTAGTAGCACCTAACATTTTTCTAATGTTTTCATATTGTTTCCAATCAAGCATAATAGAATCTTCAGAACAAACTTCATTCACATATACATCTGATAAGAAAATTTTGTTTGGATCATTTATTGCATTCCATGCGGATAGATGTTTATTACCAATATATAATGCACCACTACCAGCATCTTCTTCTGATCTCCAACAAGTACCATTTAAATCATCTGTAAAATATGTTAATGGAGATTTCTTGAATTGATCAGTTGTATTCCAAGAGTTATACCTATCTGGACCGTGTACATACCAATCATCTTGAAGATGTTCTAACGCACCTTCTAAATATACATATGCTTCAGCAGTCATTATGTTTTTTAACTGAGGCATTTTCTTTTTATTGAATTGTTTAATAGTCCAAGTACCACCATAGTACATATCAGCACTAATAAGTTTTTCTATAGTCTTATTAGATATAACACATACATCTGCCTTATTTTGATCTCTGATAACCTTGGTCCCATACTTATCCTTTAATAAAGAAAGCTTATCTCTAGATAAAGAAAGATTAGGAAATCTATACATTGTCTTAACATTTGTCCAATCAACATTTCTTTTTGTTATTTCCTTAATAATATCAGATGAACGTTCTTTCCCACCATTCCAATGATGATCTCCTATACGTAGACCTTTTGATTGGAATTTAATATCATCTTTTTGAAGGACACTGTTCTTATCTATTGTTTGATAATATTTTTCTACATCAAAAGTTAAATTAAATATTTCCTTATCCATTTTTTTTAGTTTTATTAGTTAAATATTTTCTCCATTTAGGACTTACTGCTACCTTAAATACATATAAAGATCTATTAGATATACTAATCTCTTCTCTACATATAGGTTCTAACATTTTAAAATTCTCTGTGTCAAGCTTATTATTCTCATGATAATGCATAACAGCTTCCTCAGCATTCATATAACCTAGTATATCAATGTTAGCATTTGACCACCAATACTTAAGGTCCTTATTTCTAGACCAATAGTACTCTTTACCAGCTAATAACCCAGCAAGCTTCCACATTAATGCAGGAGTTTTTCTATAATCTATAGTAGGTAATAATGCGCCTAACATCTCCCGGTCATCACTACTGTGTAACATACCTTTTATATCACCAAGTAATTGATCAGTTAATGTTTGTATATTAGCAGATGAATTCAAAAGAGTTTCAGTTTCCATAACGTGCATATCTCCTGACTTAATCTTAGATGCTAAAGCAATAGCAAGACCTGTTAGTACATATGAATCATATGGTGCTGACCCATATTCAAAATCACGCAAGTTCCAATATTGATTACATCTTTTATCCCAGAACACGGTATTACCTGTTTTGTTATGATAATCAATAACTTGATTTTTATAATCATGAAGCAATAAACCATTACGAAACTCAACAAGCATTGCTGTAGTTGGATAGTTGGCATTTGTTCCTGCATCTTGACTTATTATTCCATCAGTAATTATAAAATCTGCTGACTCATAATCATTAGTAATAGTTATACTATGTTCTTTAGCAGCCTCTTTTATTCTATCTGCAGAGACTGTACATCCCGGCAGAACAAATCCTTTTTTTAAAATGGTTAAATCATTAGTAGTTTCATTTATTAATAATTCTTCTATCTCTTGATATATATCTATTTCTTCTGTTACTAATACTGTTGCTATATCATCTAGGCTAGAAGAGGTGAACACTCCAAAGTGCACACCATCTTCTATACCAAGATTAATAACATCAGCATTATCAATTGTTTGAAATACTGTTTTCTTTGCCATTATTTTACAGTCATTTTAATTATTGCAGGGTTCATCATCATCTTATTAAACTTCTGCTTATTACCATTAAAGATAGTTCTTACAACCAAGTACTTAAGATCATCAGTAAAGTAATCTTTAGTGCACAGTGCAATCAATCTATCAGTTATTTTCTGATTAACTGTATTCTCCTTAGAGTATACAATAGAATAGTTTGCAAGTCTTGTTGCTAAAGCTGATGCTATATCTGCACGATATGTATCATCTTTACCAATACAACTTCTTAATTCTCCTAAAATATATTTCTCATCAGTGTGAGTTAATAGATCCATAGGAGTAATTAGCTTATCTAGTTTATTATTAATAAACATAGTGAACATAGATGAAAACTCATCACCTACACTACCTTCACCAATCATTTGAATAAGAGATAGATTCTCTTCAAAGCTCTCAATACCTGATATAGCATTAAAGAACGTTGATATAGATCTAGCATTAGTCTCTTGACTCACAAGCTCAGGGTGCATCAATAAAAAGTTAATACATCTTGAATCTATACCTGCTTCTTCTGCCCACTTAGCCCATACATTAATATCAAACTTAAGGTTTGCTGTAATGTATCTAGTCTTCTGTGCTGTATCAACACTATTAACCATGTAATCACCATTATCAGGATTAGCAGTTAATATAATATGCCAATCTTGTGGTAATGTCCATGATATATATGTCTGACGGTCAACTAGTTCCATACATGCTTGAATGAATCTAACATCAGCACGGTTCCAATCATCAAGTAAAAGGATACCACCTTTTTTTCTATCAGCAATCCATTCAGGTGCACAGTAAGACATTCTATTCTTACCAGTCATCTTCCAACCATTCTTAAGATAGTTGTCAACTGCTAATTCATCTACCCAAGAACCAATTTTCTTAGTAGTAGGAGTTCCTAACTTAGTTAAATCCTCAGCAGCAGCTGCTCTTTGTGAGGAGTTATAATTTATATCAGCCGGGTTACTAATTTTAACTTTTTTTTCTTTATACATTTGAAATTGTCTAACAGGAAATCCTACTAGATCTCCTAACTCTTCTATCTGAGCTAAATTTAATTTAACAAAATCAAGATTATGATTTTTAGCCATGTCCATTATACTAGTAGTCTTACCAATACCTGACTCACCCACTACTTCAATAGCAACTGGATTTTTTCCTTGTTCCTGTAAGAATCTATTATTCTTTACAATGTGTGCAATAAATGAGTCTAGTTCCTCAATGTTTAAATTTACTTCTGCCATTTTCTTTTTGTTTTTTTTTAATTAATTTAGTTGAATTTTTTGTCCGGGTAAATTTTCATTAATATTACACATAGTACTATGTACCCATAATGCATTCTTTGGACAGTTCTCTGGAGTATATGCTTCTCCATCTGTTAAATATATTAGAGCCGTATAGGTCCCTTTCTTTTCATTATAATGATCTATAACTGGTTGAAAGTCAGTACCTCCTCTTCCAGTTATATCCCAATCTTTCTTAGGATTAAATACTTCTATACTACCTATTTGTGTATCACATTGTGCTACAGTGATTTGATGACCCGTCTTATGCATATGACATAACTCATTCATAAATTCTTTAAGTTCATCATTGGATACTGATCCAGATGTGTCAACACCAACAAGAATATGATTTTTGAATTTAATTTTGAGACCAGGATTTCCAGTATATCTTTTATTATACTTACGCCTAAGCTTTTTTGTATAACTAATGCTAGAATTCCCTACGAATCTTCTTAGATATTGTTTCCATGGGAATGATGGTGGTTCAAGAATTCTTAATTTATCAATGATCTCTGCTAATTCACCGGGTATATGACCTTGTCTTTTCTCAGTAGCATCTGCTGTTTCTTTAAGTTGATGTTCAATTTGTTTTTGAACTAACTTTTTTTCTGCTTCAGATAATTCTTCAAACTCATCCCATGTTGGATGATCATATATACTGTTACCACACATTTGATTAAGAATGTTTTCTAAAGTAGGACAGTTACCTTCACACTGCGCTTCCTCTAACTTTTCATAATAATATGTAGTACCTGCTCTTCTCTTTAGGTTAAGATCTTTAAACATTTCCATAGTAACACCACCTTCAGGAAGATAGTCATCACCTATATACTGATTAATTTCTAAATCTGCAGCTATATTAAATAATTTAGGGCATTTAAACCTATCTCTCATTACTAAGTGTCCAAATGAGACGTGTAACAATTCATGTTTAAGTAAACCAATTCTTTGATATTCATTTAATTTTTCAAAAAATTCTGGGTTAATAGCTAATTGAATACCTATACCATTTTTACTTACACCTGCCGTGGGCAAGTCTTTTCTATATTTTTTGTTAAGTCCTACTAGGAATAAGCCATAGAAAGGCTCTGAGAACATTAACGTTTTAGCTGCTCTTGCAACTATGTCTGCTATGTGTATCATATTTTAATATTTTTAATTTCTAATTTAATTATATCTAATAGATTGTGATAATCTATTAATGTGTTAACAGTGTACTTCACTTCTTCTTTAATTAATCTAATAGAAAGAGTATCATTAACTTCTTCTCTCATCTTATTGATTAGTTTATAAAAAGTTGTATCAAGATTAAATGTATTATAGATCTTTGTAAATTCAAGTAATCTTTTATGCATTTCTCTTTCTTTTTTATATTCAGTTTTGCCTATATGTCTAGCTATTATAGTATTAAGAGTTATATTTTTTTTACAACCTTGCCATATTTTTACTGCCAAAAAAAAATCCTCACTAGATGAGGATGTAAACATGGCTAATATATTTTTGAAAGATTTATAATCAAGTATTGTTTTTTTTATTTTTGTCATTTTTAATTTCTATTATTACTCCTGGATTTTTTTTATCATACTTGTATTCTTCAAAGCAAGGTATAATGAACTCACAATTATCATCTTCAATCCATCCGTGTTTAACCATATCATCCTGCACTGTTTGTGCTGGGTTAATATAATCAAACTTATGACGGGTGCCTCTAATAAAAGTGAAATGAACATACACAGGTAACTCATACTTACTGAATTCTTTTTGGAAGGATACAGTATTTGCTTTAAATAGTTTCTCAGTTTCTTTTCTATACTTCATAACAGTTTTACTTGCTATGAAATACTTTCCTGTCCACCGTCTACTATTCTTAGAGCTTGGTACATTACCTGGTATGAACCATTTCATAAAATACTTTTTATTAACTTAAACAATTTAGGCTGTATTAACTCAGCCCCGTACTTCTGAACTGCATCAGAAATATCTTTTTCAGATTTTAATTTGACTGATTCAATGTTGTATAATCTATTATACTTCTTCATTGCATTATGTCCAGCCTCATCATTATCCAGCAAACATACAACTTTTTTATATTTTGACAAAAGATTTTGGATTACATATGGTTTAATCATAGTATTCTCTGAGTCAGGAGCAATAACTTCTATACCAAAATTAAAACTAAGTATACATAGCGCATCTTTAAGTGATGCACATATAACTAAGTATTTCTTTTCATATGTTAATTGATCCAGGCCCTGAAGATAAGATTTAACTTTTATGAACTTATGTCTCTTCTGTTTAGGTTGATATATCTTATATATTTCTCCACTCTTATCATAGTATCCATAGATCATAGGATTCTGAATAGTAATTTTACTTATATCATCCATCTCTTCTTTAACCATAGTATAGTACTCAATTGGTCTAACATTATATGTGGTCAACAAACTTGACCCTATATTATATTGTAACCAATAGCTTCCATCTATTGCATTCCAATCACGGTTCTTGATATAGTCTACCTGATATTTAGCAACCGGTATATATTCTACATCTTTTATAGAACCATTCTCTCTAATGAATGTATTGTAGTCTTCAACTACCCTGAATAATGCCTGAGAATATGTTAAATTAAATAATGCTAAAACTAAATCAATCTTACTTCCTTGATTACCAGTAGAGAAATCCTTGTACCTATATTCATTATGAGTTGTATCTAGATAAATAAACATACTTGGTGTTCTCTCATTAGGATTAAATATGGATTTGATTTTAACATCTTGTCCTGTTAATCTTTCTGGTAGATCCAAGTAGTATTCAAATACCCAACTACTTTTTATCTCATCTTTTTCACTGATAAAATTCTTTGTACTAATCATAATTAAAAAGTAGACAGGGACTAACAATAGTATTAACTGTTTGGCAAAAGCGCCTTTATGTTAGTCCCCGCCTAAATTATTTATTAAAGATCAAAGTCTGATCCAGATACTGATGCTGCAGGCTCAAACTTAGTAGCTTGTCCATTAGCAGGTGTATTCTTTTTAACTACTGGTTTAACATGCGTATCTGCATTAAACTCAATTAGTCTAGAGTTATCTCCTTCCATTTCTAATTGTTCAGCTGGTACACCATCTCTAGATAGTTTAGGAAGATATAAATCATTGTTTATATATCCTTCTTTATTTTCCCATTCACGGCTAGCTAAACAAACATTAAAGTAATCACTATTTGAGAAGAGAGTATTACATTGACTCATAAAATCAGCAATTGTTTCTGCTTCAATAGAATCTAACTCATCTCTTTTATCTAATACTTCTCCTAGGAATATCATAGACTTTAAAATCTCTTGATCTTTATTAATCTCTCTACCACTAGGTAATGTAGTATCCTTGAAAGGAAATGGTGAAACTCTTACTCTTCCAATCTGGCCTTCATATCTACCTTTAGATTCATTATCTTTATCTCTAAAAAATCCTTCAAATTCTCCTTCAATTGGTTGAGTTTCCATATGTAGATTTATATTATATGCATCTCTGTCATATGGTGTTTGATCTAATGTAATAGAATTAATTCTTACTACTGTGTTTCCAGGACCCATTAATGGTCTTGCTTTGCCGCTCCCAACGGACATGTCTTTAGTGTTTAACATAATTTTTTTTTTAATTAATTAATTGATTATTGTTCATACTCTGTTATACAGTTCTTTACTAACTGTAGGTCATTATCTATAAAGGAATCTTTAAACATTCCCATTGGAGATTTACATGTGTTTTCTCCATTATTTTCTGTATCAAACCCATACTCTAGGCCATCCTCAGTTTTTTTTACTCTACCGAATAATACTATAGAGAATAGACCTTCTAGTGTTAAGGTGTTGTCAATCATTTTACCAATTGTTTTTGCCTTAACCTTTCTATGTCCATTAACATCTGTTGTTTCCTCTGAGTGAGTTAAAAAGAATATAGTTAAGTCATCCCTCATATCTTTAGGCATCTTAGCAACTTGTGCTAAGTTAGCTGCAATCTGAGTGAACTTATCATATCCTTTTTCATTAGCTCTATCAAAGTATTCAAAGCTGGACATATATTGCCAATCATCTATAACTAAATTAGTTATATGTGGCATTTTATCATTAACATGTTGCATTGCTTTAATGATACCAGGCGCTGTAGAAGCTGATGTCATATTACCTTTTGGATTTTCTTTAGAGATCATAGTATAATCTTTCTTCCAACCTTGAAAAGGTAGAGGTTTATTTGCAATGTTAATTATAAATGTTTCTTTAGGATCTAATGTCCTAATTGCTGTAGACTTTCCAGTCCCTGAGTCAGCTATGACTAATACGCTTTGTGCCATTCTATTTGATTTTTTGATTAATACTTAATAATGCTTTTTCAATACCCTTTAAGACATCCACTATATCTCTTTCATCCGGGTCTGTTAATTCAATTGGTGATTGTGTAGTGGGTGCTGTACCTTTACTTGTAACATCCTTAATAGGTTTAAGTTCATCACAAGGTACAATATGTCTTTGAAATCCTGAGTTACTTGTAATTAATTCATACTCTTCTTTCCAATGAGGGTTATATTTTAATAAATAAAGAGTTCTTTTAGGATCTTCTGTTTCATATTCAATACTTACAAATTCTGTATAGATGTCTTGGTTATTTTCCAATTCACTAGGAAAGAATGATACATGTAATCCATCCTTACCACTTGGCCTATAAGCCATCTTAGGTATATATGCAGGGTTATCCATATTATTAGTATGAAAATAATCTTTATGTTCTTGTAATAACTCCTCAACTCTAGCTTTACGCTCTTGAGGTGTCATCTTTTTTTTAGTACTTAATTTACTCATCTTCTTTGTTGTTGTGGAGGTGTGTCCATCTCCTGGATTTGCATTCTTTCAAAAGCAGCTTTAAAGAAACTCATACGGGCATCCCCATTTCTTGCTTTTAGAAAATGCATTACTAATGTTTTGTCATCTTGTATGATATATCTATCAGGACCATATAATCTAATCTTTTGTTTAGCTGGCCGGTTAAGACCAATTAAAGTATCAGCATGTTGTAACATTGCATCTGAACCAAATATATCTGATTCAAGTACATAGTTACCATACTTACCATCTACAGCTCTGTCAGGATTATCTATATTTCTATTAAGTTGTGATAATGTAAGAAACATACATGGATATTCACGTTTAACTTGTGTAAAAAGTTCTCCTAATTCAAATAACATATCTAACCGGTTATTTTGATAGGGTGCTCTCTTTACAAGGAGTGTATGATCCAACGTAATGATTGTCTTTTTATTGTGTTCATTAAAATATGCATCAATTTGTTCTCTCATTTGATTAACAGTCATAGGTGTAGATACAATATCCACAGGATTTTTAATCCTTTCTTTAGCATACATATGACATTTATTAAATGTATCATTAGTTAATACTGTACCTGCACTACATAATTGTTTATATGTTTGACCAGTTAATGAACTAAACTCTCTTATTGCAGAGGTTCTACCAACCATTTCAAATTGAAATTCTAATACTCTAAAATCATCTTCAGGATTTAATACAAATGATTCTCTAATTATTTGATCTTTTATTAATGTCTTGCCTGAACCAGGTCTTCCACCAATTACAGTAAGAGTATTCCATTCTAATCCATCTGTCACAGCATCATTAAACTTATGCCATGGTGTATATATTGATTTTTCTTTACCTGATTGTCTATCAAGCATATATCTAAGAGCCTCTGTAAAAGCCTTATGTTGTCCCTCCCATGCTCCTTTATTCATACTACTTTCTCTTTAAAATGGTTAATATCATCATCATCTATTCCATCTTTGATCATATCAACATAGTCCATGAGTTGTGATTGTTTAATTTTATTTTGACTTGATTTACATATAAAATATTGACTTGTTTGCATGTACATAAAATCATTTACTTCATACTCATTTACATATCTTTTAGTAGCAGTTATTACTTGATTCCATGTTACATTATATTCATTAAAGAACCATGTAAAGTTCTTTGTTAATGTTTTAACATTTACTCTTGCAGGCTTACCACTTGGTAATTTTTTTGCAGGAAATATTTCTCTATATTCTTCTACTTTTTTGATATAATCCTTACCCATTAGAATAGAATTAGTTTTCTTTTTTGATTTAAGAAAATAATTATCATACTTTATTTTCAATTGTCTGCCTTTGATAGTCAGTTCTGCACCAGTATCAATGTCTTCATTCATAATTATATATCCTTCTTTTTTTAATCCCTTCACTTCTAGATGTGGATTAATTTGTGGAAAGTGTATAGACTCATCAAGTCCATATAAAAGAAGGAGTTGATTTGGTGTAATCTTATCCTTCAGCATTTCTTGCAAAAGTTCTAACATATGTGTTGGTTTTTGGATTTACAAATATACTAATTATCATTGGATTATAGTAATTTTTTTGTATCTTTGTACTATAGAAATAATAAAAAATCATGGCAAAAAAGACAACAAGAAAATTAAAAAAAGGTGAGGAAAAATTACTTGAAAATGCTTCTCCACAATTTTTAGAACAACTTAAAGAAATAAAAAAACTTCCTGATGATTGTTTTACATATTTACCTGATACTGAGATAGTACAAGTTAATCTTAATGGTGAATTTGTTAATGCATTAAGATTAGGATTAGAGTATCTAATGGAAAATGAAGAATCATTTAGAGTTATTAGAGCTCTATATAGGATTAAAGATAACTTTAAAGATATACCACCTAATAAAATTACTAGATATGAAACTTGTGTATGGGCAGTAATGACTTTATTAAATACTATTAATGTTGCTGGAGTTACACAAAAGAAATCTAGAGTAGCTGATAAAGCAGAATGGTTTAAAGCATTTGATGAAGCAATGCAGTTAGATAAAAGAGACGATGCTACTGGTGTTGATCCTCTTGATGAAACAGAATTAGCTAACCGTATGGGCCTTAGAGTTGATGAAAAAACTGGTGGATTAGTTATTGATGCTGAATATCTTAAAAAACATGATATGAAAAGTGTTGATACAAGTCATTCTGCTGAAGATGAACTTCAAGGTAGATTTGGTATAAAACTTGAAGAAGGTGAAATTATAGATGAAGAACTCATTAATCCAACTGATTATGTTATACCTATAAGAAAACAAAAAGGAATGGAAGGTAAAATGGAAAAATTTTAACGTAAATTAGACCCATTCCAATCTCCTAATGTCAATATAGCTTGTATAATAGAATTTAATTCTTCTATATCACAATCTGCAAATGATTTATCAATCATTGCTTGATTTTTTACATGATCTTTTAATGTTATAGGATCCTCACCAAGATCATTGGCTAATTGCCGGATCATAGCATGAATTTTAGCTAATTGAGCGTTACTACCCTTTGTACCTATGGTATTAGCAAAGACTTCTATTTTAGTGCCTTCAGGAAGTTCTTTAATTATATCTTTAAGGATACCTTCCTTAGCTTTTACTGTATGTTCTAACTTATTATCACGTTTGATCAGTATTGTATTGAATATTTGTTTCATAGTTGTTTTTATTATATATGTTCCTGGCTGTTCATCTCCTGGATCAGAGAGAACGATGATAGTGATCATTACTTGTATCTCACTGTTTCAGCATTTACAAGAATAAATTCATGACCACAACCATTATGTGAACATTTTATATCTGTTGAGGTATTAAACATTAATTTCTTATTCATGCAATTGGGACATAATATATCCATTTCTATTGGTTCTTGAGGTATTCCATACATCATTTCGTATTGTTCTTTCTCTACCATTTTCATGTAGATTTCTTTCATTTTTCCCATAATTATATTTTATTTTTGAATATTCATTAATATTATTGCCATAATTGTTTTCTAAGTGTTCTACCTATAAAGAATAGACATAGTTCTATAAATAATACTACTCCAGCTTTAATCCATTCACTTGTTGCTAAAAATACAAGAAAAGCTATACCTATTACTATAGCAATTAAGTATACTCCTAAAATACATCCCATCATTATTAACATTTTTTTCTTATGATCCATCTTTTAATTATCTAAAGGGTTATAAAATTTAATTTTACTTTGATCAAATCCTGATAATGCTTGTGTTACCCACTTTTCATCTTGTGTATCTTTATAACAAAGTATATGACAAGTAGCAGTCTCTGTTGGATTTAATCTTAATAGTCTACCAATTCTTTGAGCAGTCTTTCTTTCATTACCATATGCATGCATTATAATACCTTGCTTAAGCCCAGGTATACTAACACCTTCACTTAATTGTAATACACATGATAACTGATCAATTCTGCCATCACTAAATAACTCTAAGTTATCTTCAGAGTTTTTGTTTCCTGAATGGTAACTATACTTACACATTTTATCTGCTTGTTTTTGTGTATTAGCAAACACAATACATTTGTCACCCATATGCTTTAACATACCTATAGCATATAACTCTTTAGTAGTATAGTTCATCATGGATTTCATACGCATGATACCAAAAAACTTTTTCTTTTGCATAGTATCTGCTTCTTGTAGCCTATTAGTATTATATGTATAGTCATCTATTTCAGATGTATACCACGTACCTCCTGATTGCTTGTTAACTTTTTCTACTGTCTTCAAGCCTGATAGACGTAAGTGATGTATAATGATTTGATATTGGTTAAGTATCTTATTATCAGATGCTTGGTCAACACTAAATTCATATTTGATAGGACAATATCTCTGTACCATTCTATATTTCTCACTTCCTTTTCTTTTAGGTGGTGTACCAGTTAGTCCCAGTATCTTCCCCGTGTAAGAGCTTAAAAAATTTTCATGATTATCTAATAGACTATGACACTCATCTAAATATACTATATCAAAATCATTTGGATTATGCTTATTTATACTGAGATAGGTACTATAAGTAATATGATCAGTTAGTCTATCTGTAAGATTCATTTTATTTAACTCATCTTCCCAGGCTTTCTTCACTGATAGTTTAGGTACTACAACTAGTGCTTTAATAAATGGATTATAGTTAGCTTGTAGATGTTGGATTCCTATTCTAGTTTTTCCAACACCCATACTAATACCCAAACCACATCTATTATTACTAGTAGCAATATCTAATGCATCTTGTTGTACTTCATTTCTTCCCATCTAACTTATCTTTTAAATGTTTAGCAGTACCATAACAATGTATAAGCATTTGTAATAGTTGTTCTTTAGTAAGCTTTAATATATCCATAGGAAAAGGAAAGTATGTCTTAGCATCACTACAATATGGTGCCCACTCTCTCATCTCTCCTATCTCTTTACCAACCTTATCCACAACATCCATAGATGCCTTGAATCTTTCAGTATTTTCTATAGCTCTGAGTTCTTCCAACTCTTTAGTTTCTTTTTCAAATTCAGATTCTTTTCTAAGTTTTAATTTTTTTAGTACACTTTTAGGTATATGCATGTTATAATTCTTCTTTATTAATATTATATTTTCTCATTAAATTTTTCTTTTGCTTTTTAAGTATTGATTTAGATACTTTAGGTCTATCAAACATTGGATTTAAAAACTGAGTACATGTTGCATGTAATTCTTTACTTAATGTCTGTGTAATATTCCTACATATCTCTAATGCTCTATGTCTTCCCATTTTAATTTTTTTTAATTGATAAATTCAATTCTATTGCTTCTATTGGATGTGTCTCAATCCAATCATGACATGTTCTACAAACAGATAACCATGTTGTTGGATCATTATGATATTTACCTCTACCTTTCTTATGATGTATGTCAGTAGATTGCTTGGTGCAACCCGGCAATGATGCACAACATAATGGATACTTTATAAGGTATGTATATCTTAATTGTGAATAGACTGAGTCAAGAGCATTCATCTTAGATGACTTCTTCTTCATTGGTTTTTGAGATGGTTTGATTGGTGTACGTTTGATTGGTTTAGTTGGGACCTTAGTTAGCCAACATCCCTTACAATATTTATACCTACCTTCACTCTTCCAGATGAATTGCTCTTTGCCACAGCCAACACACAGTTTGCGTTTAGCTTTCATTTCAAGCTATAATAATTACGTGGTAATAATCCTTCACTTATAAATTTAATTATAAGATCTTCATAGGTTATACCTAATGTTTTTAATTGCATATCATTAATAAATTTTTCATCAGTTTCATTAACCGGTGTATTAATTATACTTTTAGCTAATTTACTTGATGTAAAGATACTAAGAATTTCATTAGATCTCTTATTACAAATCATTTGTTTCCAACTGTTTATAACATTTTGTGCACGTCTCCATACTTTCTTTATTCTTCTCTTTTTATCCCAGTGCATCTTCTCTAATTCTATTGGTTTATATACATTTAAACCATGTAACACTCTCTTAAATAAGAAATGTTGTTGTTGATTTAGTTCACTATATATTACAGTTTGTACTAAATTTTTAGTAATTGTTTGGTAATCATTGAGTATACCAAGGTACTCTAGTTTGTTGAGTCTTCTTTCTCTTTCTATTTTTTGGATTTGTTCCTTATTAAATTGCATGATATGATTTTCTAAGTGAGTTATTAATTAATTGTGTATATAAAAGAAAAAAAGAGGTTCAAGCGTTGAGCTGCTCCTCCACTTGAGTTTAATGGTTGCGTATACATAGCAGTCCGAACCACCTCTAATATGATTTTACTTTTCAAATGTTTCTATATCTTCTTCATCTTCTTCTATCTCTACTAGTTCTTCTTCCTCTTCCTCTATTTCCTCTTCTTCAGCAGCTTCAACAACTTTTGTTTCAGTTGTTTCTCCATCTTCTTCATTATGATTCTCTGTTGCTTCTACTTCAGCAATTGAATCTTCAAGATCTATTTGAGCTGAATCTGTTTCTTCATTCTTAGTAAAGAATTCTTCACCATTAACCATTGATGCATCATCATCCATTGTTACTTTATTCTCTTCTACTCTAGCAGCATTAGCTTCTCTGATTGCATCTCCATTAGTATGTTGTACAAATACATCTGTGTCAATACCACTTGCATCATAGAAACATTTTCTATATATAATTTCACCATCTTTACAACAAATGACTCCTGTATCTCCAGCATATTTAATATCTCTGTCTCCATCAGAAGAACATGAGAATGGTTCAAGTTGTTCTTTAATAACTATTTGACCTGGTAAATATTTCTTCTTATTTAATCCTAACTCCTGAATGAGTTCAGTTTTACCATTTAATAATGTGCTCATACGTCTTTGACGTACCCACCCTGATGGTGCTATCCATGTTTTGTTTTGTACTAATAGTACATGTGCGTATTCTGGATTGTTTACTGATACACGGATTTTTGCTCCTTGATCATTAGGCACAATCTCTACCTTGTTCTCTACTTTAGCCATAGCTTTCTTTTTTGATTATTAATTAATTTGATTTGAATAAAAAAAGGACATACCATACCCGTGATAGTGATCACTAGTATAATATATCCTTTGTATGTATAATGATGAATAGTTTATCTAATCATCATCTTTGTTATGAAAGTATTTGTCATCTCTTCTGACCTTTTCATTTATCTTACCTAACTCATGTTCATCTGTTAGGTCTTCTTTCTTTTCTCTTGTATTCTTTTGATAAGTATTATAGAATGGATTAGTAATCTCCATTGTATGTTGTACACCTAATCCTTCTAACTCCTCAAGTTCTAAATCACTCATCTCCAAGAATTGTTCTAAAGATAATTCAATAGTTCTTCCATTTTTTAATTGATATAACATGCTATTATTATTTGCTTGTTCCTTAACAGTTTCTGCAAATATATATAACAACTGTGGTATAAGATGAGTATCTTTTAGATAATAATTATACTGACTCAAAATAAATAGGAGTAATATAGCTATCCTTCAATGACTTCAGTCCGCTTATTCTTGTAAGCTTTTCTTAATTCATCATTTAATTTAGAATCAGTGATATGTTTAATGTCTTTTCTATCAACTGTTAAGTCTTCATTAATCATCCATTTATCTTCTCTAAGTATAAGTATCTCAACCTTAAACTTATAGTGCCACTTATCAAAATCAGAACCATAATTATCAGAGTCAGATATTCTTCCTACTATATAATCATCTTGAATTAAATTAAGATCTCTTAATGTTTGTTGACATCCATATTGTGATGAATCATATTTATTAATCTTAACCCAGACTATGTCATCTTGATCAAGAGATTCAAATGGATCCTCACTTAATAATATTTCTAATAATATACCCTTGTCTATATCACTGAGTCTACTGTTGATTAGATCTATTACAAAATCTTTATTTATATTTTCTTTAATATGATTACGTAGTATTCTTATTAATACTGAGTCTGATAATTCTATTGCCATTACTTATATTTTTTTTCTAATTTGTCACAACTTTTGTCTAATAGTTTAATCAATGCCTCTCTTATGTTATCATCAGTTGGTTCATCAATTAATTTTCTTATACTATTAAGAACTTCAACTAACCTTAAACTAACAAATTGTGTTTGGTTTTCTATCTTAACCATCTCTTCAACTTGTTCTGATATACCTTTTTCCATCTTAGATATAAGTTTAGGTAGTTTAACTTCCTTATCTCTTCTCCATCCTTTTACTAATAAATCATGTAACTTAATCATTGGTTTAATAGTTGGAGGTACCCTATGGTCATCCAACAATTCAAAATCTAATGTTCCTGTCATAATACTTGTTTTGGTTTATAAAAAGAATAAAGGAGAGAACCCATATATAAGTTCTCTCCCTCATTCACTCACTCAGAATGATCACTCATTCTTCTGTCAAACTTCAGCAACTTATTATAATTAATAAGTAACCTTGTTCCTTGATCTTCAGGATCTATTAGTTCAGCTATCTGTATTAATTCACCTGTGTCATAATCTATTGTATGTTTTACTAACTCTGCTAGATTAACTCTTTTAATAATCTTTCTAACATCACTGAGAATATGTCTCAATTCCTTTAGTTTACTAAGGTTATCAATATTACCTTGAAACATAAGACCTTCTTTACTCTCTTTATGTGTTAAATAATATCCATAAAAATCAAAATTACAACACATATTACTATTCATTATTACCTCAACAGTTATACCTGCTGCAGGATGAATAAGTAAATCCATACATGTCTTTCTCATTTTCTTTTCTAACCATTTAAGATTAAAACCACCATTAATATTGTAATCAATAATAGTCTTGTTATCTTTAATGGAATAGATTTGTCTAGTATGATCTGTATAATATGAGTTAACAACAGTTATCTCATTTTGTTCAGCTGTGTATACACTCACTGAATTCCCCTTAAACTGAGACTTTCTACCAATAATAGTAGTAGTCCCATATCTTTCAGACCTTTCTTTCAAGTTTGTATAATTAAAATTAGGATTCTTCATCTTTGATATTCTATTGCAATTATAAATATACCGAGTAATATACCTATAGTTATGTGATCATCTTCAATATCCCATACTATTGCTGGAATAATTGCAAACATTGGAATTTTTTCAAATACTAGTCTCATGATTTTTTTCTTTTATTACGTTTATTAAATTTTTCAGCTTCCTTGATTGTATCTTCTGTGATCCAAACTCTAGGTTTTGGATATACCTTAACTCTCCAGTTAGATCTTGGTCCACCAACTGTATATTGTTTATCTTTCTTTAAGAAAGTTTCTATGAGCCACCATTTATCATTCATCTTTTATTATTTTTAAATATTAAAATGATTATAAATAATATTACTGCAATTATAAACCATATTGCAATAGTTCCAAAATAATAGTATATTACTTTAATAAATGTCATAATATTTTATTTTCTTATTGTATAACTTATTGAGTCAGGATAAATAATTATATAATCCATATCTTCTAAGTTATGTTTGATTGTAATTCGTGTTAATATATTTCCTATTTCTTCATTTTTCTCACATATTATAGTATCATTACTACAATCACCATACCAATTAATACTATCTTCTGTGATTACATGTGTAGAATAACTATACTCTTGTATCAATTCATTTGAATTGCTAGATATAGCTGTGATTAACATAAATATTTTAATTATTTCCATGATCATCTTTCTTTTTATGTTTAGCTTTACGGTTATACTTCTTCTTATTCTTATGTATACTATGAGAAGGATCATTAACACCAAGGTCAATGTCTACTTGTCTACGTATACCTCTCTTCTGTTTGTTATTTAATTTAGCCATAATAGTATTATAATTAGATAGAAAGAGAATGAGAATAATGGTGTAAAGCTCTAATTAAGGACTTAGCAGCACTAAATGGAACTCTTCCACCGTACCTCTCCACTTTATACCTTACGAATGTATGACCATTATCTCTCAAGCTCATCCTCTCAATCAATTATCTTTTCATTTTACGACAAATGTTGGTTAGTAAGTAAACCTGATAATTGATTATAATATTAAGCGCAGTGGAATTACACATACCATATAGATATGAAACTCACCCTAAGAGTATTCTTTGGCTGTTCACTTACTTATGTGAGACCTCACCTCAAAAGATTTATTTACAGACAACGTTAAGTTGTCCCGCTTAGATAACTGTTAAGGATAATCCTCATAGTAGTCAGACATAGCATTATAGTCAGCATCTAACTCTGCCTCCTTAAACTTACGATCAATACCAGTAAGCTTAGGATAACTACCATTTATTTTCTTAGGTGTTCTACTCCAAAGATTATTAACAAATGTTTTACCTTTTAACTCTTTATTCTTTTTTTTTCTATTTTCCGCCATGTCTTTAAATTTTTTAACCTCCCATATATCCCTCATCATCAAACTCATCATATCTTATATTACCTTTACTTGTTATAACTTGTCCTTTAGCACGACTCTTATCTTTCTTTCTATTCTCTGCTTCTCTTTCATCCTTATTCATCATGAACATGCAGTACTGTAGTTCTTGTTCAGTTAACTCAGGTAAGTTCTTTCTTAATTCTTCTATTGTCATAACTATATTATTTTTTAAGATTTGGGATACTAATATGCTCATTCTCTATAGAGAGAGTATAACTATACATAAGAGTTAGAACATGTGAACACTTACATAGTGTCTACCTCCATGTTCATACCTAATTGAATGTTTATGCTCTTATGATAGCTATATCCTTTATATGGTGTTATCAGTTACTCATGTGGTAAGAAGTGGTAATATGTGGTAATTGTGATTACCCTCACAGAGTTTCTCTAACATATTCTTCAAAAAAACCAAGACAGAAGAAGGTTTGAGTACTATTTAATCAAAAATGTACTGAGTGACCTTCAATTCTGAGTGAGTATGGTTTGGTTACCTGCTAAAGAGGAGTCACTATGATAGTGATCCACTTTAGAAGAGAGAGAACTCAACAGTTCTCCCAGCTGGTTACCCAGCGTAACCCCAGAACAGGTTAGGCATTGCCTCACCGGTTGTGTTGTTGACAACTGGCTTGTCAGTGGCAACAATTGTGAACTCATCACCAACCTTTGGTTGTTGTGATTTGTTCAGTGACGTACAGTCTAACTGAACGAAGTACTGAGTTCCAAAGTTGTGAAAAGCCTTACGGCCAGTTACGGTAGCATCACCCATTTTAAAGTTTACTGTGGTTGATTTACCTGATTGTGCAACTTGTTGTGCTGAAGGTTTCTTAACACAGAACACTACAGCCTTCCTTGAAGCTGTGATTTTTTTGAAAAATACTTTCTTTTTCATGATAAATTTGTTTTAATTAATAAAAAATTATTTAAGTTGACTGATGCACCGGGGGGTACACACAGACAGGAAAAAGTGAGGGAGCTGATTGGCTAGGACCCAACTACAATGCCATGCATACAACTTTTTTTAAAACTATGGGGTATGTTTGTAGGGGGTGTCCCCCGTTTTGTAAAAGGCCGTGGGGATACTTGTATAGGTCCTGTAATTTTAGTATATTATAGTATGGGAAAAAGTTTTAATGCAACAGTGGATTGGTTAGGAATGGTAGAAAATCCGGATCAAGACGCAAATCCTTCTGTTAACGGAGGGAAAGCACAAACAGGAATAGAGTTTGAAGCACCAAAAAGAAAGGATGTAAGAAACAATCCTGATGGAAGTCATTCAACACATATAATGAAGACTGAAACAATTGATGGTATTAATTGGGTTTCTTTTCCTACATTATTTCAAAATGAAGATGGAAGTTGGGATGATACATATGAATTGATGATAAAAGAGAATCCAGATAATTGGAGACCTGCAATGTTAGAAGCTAAGAGACGTGGTGAATTAATCCACTTCGGTCCTAATAAAAAAGATGCTTTGGAATATGGTGAAGGTTCGTGGAAAGCACAAGATGGTGGTGGATTTAATGCTACAGCATATACTACTACTCCCCCAGATATAGAAATTGATGAAACTGATAATGGAAGTTTCTTCACGCATGAAGGAGAATTAGTAGGAGGTAAACATGCTGCTAGAGGAGTTGCAAGATCTGTTATGAATCCTCTAGAAATGTTAATTGCTGCTCAAACAATGCCTGCTTATTCTTTATTTAGTAAAAAAGGTGTTGCGGATATGTTAGTAAATCCTTTTGTAGGATTTAAAAATCCTGGTAGGAAGGTAGTAACAAATAAAATAGTTAAACCTACAAGAGAATCATTAGAGAAAAAAACAGATAAGTACATAGAAGAGGCTATTAAAAATGATGATTGGAAAAAGGTAAAGCAATTAAAAGATTCTAGAGATGTTCTTACAGGATTTTATAAGCATATTGATGAATATCATAAATTAATTAAGGAAGGTAAATACGAAGCAGCAGATGAATTGGAGAAAGCTTTTAATCTCCAATTTGAGGAGGGTATAAGAAAAGATTGGTTTAAGGGTAATCCTAATGCTACTGAAGAAGAGTTTTTGTATTTTAGACAGATGGTTGATAAGTCTGTAAAAGGTGAATTACCTACTGGGTGGATTAGTGGAGAAGATGTCTTAAATGAGAGGGGAGTTGAAACCTTTAAATTTGATCCTATAAAATTATATGATAGAATTAAACTTAGGGAAGATGTTATACCTCATATAATGAAGACTGAAAATATGACTGAAAAAGAGGCTTTTGATTACTTTGTAGATTGGAATGCTCCAGATTATGTGGGGGACATCCAACAAGCTATTGGTAAAGTTATTGCTAGAAATCCTGATAAATATAAATCTCTTGATCCTAGTAAGGTAGCAAAAATTGTACAAAGAAAAGAAAAGGAATTAAACAGAGAGTTATATCCTGAAGAATTAAGTAAACTTATTCATGAGGGTTTAGAAGGTAATAGACATAAACTTCTTTATGATTTAGGGAATTTGAAAAGATTTGAAAAAAATCAAACAGGTAAAGAAATTAATGTATTTGAATATGTTCAAAATGAAATGAATCCAAAAACAGCATTTGAAAAATCTACTAATCTAGATGTTTATAATGTTTTAGATGAGGATGAGTTTAAGTGGCAATTAGAAGGTGTAACAGAAGAAATAAATAAGTCGGTAAAGTCTGGTAGATTAAGTCAGGAACTTGGGGATAAATATATACAAGATTTTAAAGATTTGTATGAAAAAAATCTAAAAGCTAAAGAAGCAGAAGAAGAAAAAGATACATACAATTATCATATGACATTAAATAAATATGCAAAAGATGTAAATGATTGGTATAAAAAATATTTAGATAGTAAACAATATAAACATTATGCAACAAGTCAATATTCTGATGAAAAACAAAAATCAGGTGAAGTAGAATATCTATTTTGGAACCATTTTAGAGAAGATCAAGATTTTGATGTTGACCAAGTACATACATATGAAAATAGATTTGGTCCTTTAGCTGGTACAGGAGCTGTAGCAGAAGGACATCTAGAAACAGCTTGGGATAAATTAACTGGATTGGATCCTGAAGATAAACAAATTCACATAACTCCAGCTATGATGGATAATTTTGAAGAAATGACTGGTGCTTCAATAGAACAAATAATAGCTCATGAGTATGGTCATTTAGTACATGCGTTAGAAGATATAGGAGGTTATGGAAATACAAAAGCAGGTTTTACAATACCTGAAAAGATGTATAAGGAAATAATGGACAGAATGATTAGTACCTATAAGAGTGATACAGATGTCATAGGTTCACATGGAACACATCCAGATAATCCTTTTTGGGATTCAAGTGAAGGTCTGTATCATAAGATGCCTTTTTACAGTCCATTTCCAGATGTAGATAATACTGCAGAAGGTAAATTACGTCATCAAAGAGAGCATGATTTAAGTCCATATGAAACACGTGCAGATATAATGGGAGTAAGATATATGTTAGATAAACTTGGTATATATACTGTAGATAAAGATCCAAAAAAGGAACCCTTTACTCTAGAAATGTTAAATGAATTTATTAAACAAGATCCAATAAAGAATCAAAGATTATTAAGATTATATAAACCAAAAGATGTAGTATGGTTAATGAATAACTTAGCTGATGCATCAGATGAAATAAAAGAGAAACAAGATATACAAGATATGGGTGCGGAAGAGTTAAGATTGCTGGGAACTAAATCAATTAAATATGGTGGTTCACTACCAAAAGCACAAACAGGTATAGAATTTCAAGATGGTGGTGAAAGACAAAAATATATTGATTTTGCATTAGATACTGAAAGTGGGCATGATTACATTAGAGCAAAAGACTCTGCTGTAAAAAAATTAGGGGCAGATGGTAAATGGGATGGTAAAACATATTATAAGATCTTTGAGGATGGTAAATATTACCCACACTATGTAGGAGATGAAAAACGTGCAACAATAGGTCATGGTCATGCTCCAGTAGATAGGGATATACTAGATGAATACAAAGATGGTATTAATGAAACCCAAGCACTAGATTTATTAGGTGAGGATATAGATGAAAAACTTAGACTAAGTGAGATATACTACAATCAAAGATTTGGTGATAATAAATGGAATGATTTAACTGAGAGAGAACAGTTTATGTTGAATGACTATACATTTAATGTAAAGGGTGGTTTTCATGAAACATTCAAAAATTTTGCTAAAGCAATACATGATAAAGATTTTAATTCAGTAGAAAAAGAATATAAGAGAAATGTCCCAAGAAGAAATAAAATATTTCTTACTACCTATCTTAAACCATGGATGGATATACAAAAGGAAAAAATAGCTGTAGCACCAGATCACTTACCTTTACCTATAGGAGTTTATCCAACAGATGTTGAAGGAAATGCACATTCAATGACAGAAGAATATTATCCTCCAGTTGATTTTCAAATTCCACCAGCAGTACAAGATAATACTAGAGTAGGTACTAATGTATTTGGAGGCTGGGAAATTGGTGGTGAATTACCTAAGTATATGGATGGTGCGCCTCATAATGCAAGAGGGAGTTCAGGTACAAGACCTCCAAGTTACTATGAAGATGCTGCACAAAGTAGAACTGCAATGCCTTCTCTTCCATCTCTTGATAATGATCTTACTGTAGATAATAATCTTACATTATCTAATACTATAGCTGAGTTAGCTCAAGATGGAAAAGAGACTCAAGGAGTAATAAAAGAAGGAGATGTAATTGATTTTACTCAACAAAAAACAACTGGAGGTTTAAAAAGGCTTATACCTTATGTATATAATTGGGAAAATCCTCAATTTGAAGATTGGCAATATGCTGGTATGGGTCCATATACAGATCAACATTATGATTATACAGCAGGAACTTATTCTCAACCAGAATTAAATCCTGATTATAATGATTTTAAAGGTACTGTAGATTGGTTTAAAGATTATATACAAGGTAACTATTATAATACTCTTCTTGATAAGATGAGAAGTAGAGCTAATAATCCAAGTTATATAGATTACGGAGATGAAGAAACACAAAAATTTATGGAAAATCCATATATAATTACAGATGATGTGGGTATTGGAACAGATGGTGGTTGGGGTCATAGAGGATCTAGATATTTTTCTAATTATGAAACAATGGGACCAACTATTGTAATGGGTGATGAAGATAATGATGCACATGATAATGCAACTAGAAAAGGTATACTAGCACATGAATTTGGACATGCTGATAAAAGAATGTTAACTATAGATGATATTATAAATAAAGAAATAACATCAAGAAATAAAAAGTTACAAGATGGTACAATAGATAAAGATCATCATGATGCAAGAGCACATGAAACTAGATCAGACTTAGTAGAATTTAGACATGATTTACAAGATCAAAATATATTTAATTCAACTGGAGATTTTAAAGAATTTACAAAAGAAGATCTTAAGAAAGCAAAAAATAAAGAAGGTATAGGTCAAAGATTATTTAAATATTTTAATGATGAAGATATAATATGGTTTATGAATAATTTTGCAGATGCAACTGATCAAATAAGTGATGACCTTCCTCCGGTGTTAAATGCTAAGTATGGAGGTCAATATAATTGGGCATTAGATCTTAGATCATCAAAAACACCACATGCACAAGCAGGTTTAGAGACTGCATCAGCTATTGGTAATACAACAAAAAAAGGTATAATAGCAGCAGAGGCACTTGGTGCATTATCATCTAATGCTGTATTATCAAATATGGGTCATACTGCCGGTGCTCTTGCGGTTCCAGTAACAATGGCTAATATGTATATGGATGGTCAGAAGAATTCTGGTGGTAAAGTAGGATATACACAAAATCCTTATTATGATCCTAATCAAGAAGGTGATAAATATGGACCTGTTGGTTCTAATTCACAATTTGTACCTGCAGGTGGTATAATAAAAGAACATAAACCAAGTATATGGAATAATAAAACTTCCATTTATAATGATAATGATGAAGCACAAGCAGGTAAAGAAGTAAAGAGTGATGATATATATGCTAATGATAGATATTCACAGAGTGCTGCTAAGTATAAGAAAATGTTACCTAAGTATCAATCAGAAGGTGCTTGGGATGAGTTTGAAAAATCTAAAGTAGGAAAATTTGTAGATGCAAAAGGTTTAAGAAGAGATAAGGATCATTTAATGGCAACTGTTGGTGATTATTTTGGATATGAATCAGATGAAGGAAAAGATTTTGCACTAGATGCTGCAGCTGTATTTCATCCTGGACCAGATTTTGTACATGCTGGAACTAAATGGGATGAAGGAAAATATACTGACGCAGCTTTATATGCAGGATTTGGAATATTACCTTTTAGTGCAGGTCCATTAGTAAAAGGAACTAAAAAACATATTATTAATCCAGTTAAGAATCTTTTTAAATCAGCTCCTACTCCAAGAGGTACGGTCTATAATGAATTTGGTCAAATTAAAACTTCATTTGATAATAAACTAATTGATAAAACTCCTATAGATCAAAGTACTGGTAAACCTGGTAAGTATATAATAAGAGAAGGGAATTTACCAGGAAGAAAAGGTAATTTTAGAATAAGTGTACAAGGATCTAAGGGAGGAGGGGGTGATGAAATGGTACAAATATATAAAGGTTTAGGAGATGATAAAAATATGATGCAGTTAATAAAAAGAACAGATAAACCAAATTCTTATTATTTAGATATGTCTATGGAAAGCCCTATAGATGCAGGACAAGCTTTAAAATATCTAGAAGAATATGTTCCAAAAGGTGCTACTATTAGTAGTTCTGCAACTTTAAGTCTAGATAGTTATAAACTTATGTTAAATAGAATTAAAAGAGGAAAATTTTCACATGTACCATCTGGTCCACAAGTTCAAGGAGAAGATATATATGGAGGTAGAGTACAATTAAATACGCTGTCAAAAGATATGAGCAGTACTGTTGACAGAGCAAATAAACAGACTAAAGAATGGGCAGATGAAGCAGTTAATAAAATAAATAAAATGTTAAAAGATGCTGATGTACCTGGAAAAGCTAAAGTAATCAAAATTAGTCCTGGTGGTATCGAACCATATTTTGGTGTAGATATGCCTAATTTAGATTTAAAAATGGAATATCAAAAAGGTGGTTTTGTTAATAAATATCAAAATGAAGGTGAATTACCAAAGGCTCAGAATGGATGGAATGAGTTTGAAGATTCTAAATTAGGAAAATTTGTAAATGCTAAAGGATTAAGAAGAGATGGTGAGTACATGATGAATACTATAGGAGATTACTTTGGTTATGAAAATACTCCAGAAGATGCAAGAAAAATGGGGCTTGATGCTTCTGCTATGGTTAATCCTGTACCAGACTTTATTAATGCATATGACCATGCTCAACAAGGTAAAAACACTGATGCAGCCTTATATGCAATGTTTGGTATACTTCCATTCTCTGCTGGACCATTAGTAAAAGGAACTAAGCAGTATCTTATTAATCCTATTAAGGATGCTATAGAACGTTTTGGTTCTAAAAAATTTGGGTATTGGACTAATCCTGGTCAATCAGCAACTCATACGTATAATCCAAGAAGTAAGACTTGGATAGATAATAATGCACCTAAAGTACAGGAAGAACTTTTAAAAAATGATATAGAATATGTTGCTAAACAAGACTATTTTATAAACAGAGTAACTAAATTACAACAATATAAAATAAAGACTACTGAAGAAATTAAACTATTTAAGATTAATAATCCAGGAAAACCACTACCACATAAGTTGGAAAGAGTTGATAATGCGATAAATAAACAACTAGATAATATTGATAACATACTAAATAATATTCCCCCAACCTATACTCATATGAAAGAAGGTCCTGGGCCATTTGGATTAGTACCTGATTATTCAAAACCCACTTGGAAAGGACCAACAATGAAGTCAAGTTATAAAGATATGAATCAAAAATTAATTAAACAACTTAAGAAAGCAGAAGAACTAGATTTAGAAAGAATGGTAGGAGATTATAAATGGGATAATAGAAATATATTCAAAAAATATTTTGATACACCTAAACATCCATTTAATGCTGATCCTACTGCATTAAAACCTTTTTGGCTAGACTATTAAAAAAATAAATGAATAATAATTAGGAAGTTATATATATTTCTTTATAACTTTGCAACCAAAAACATAATACTATGTCAGAAATGAATCCATTAGATGAATACGAAGAACTTACAGAGTCACAAAAACTACAAGCTGAGTATATACTTCTTGACAAAGCATTTAGAAATTCATTTAAGATCATAGTGGGTAGTACAACTTTAAAGTTCATCTTAAAAGAGACAGATAACATACATGGTATCATACTAGCACATGATCCAGAAAAACCCTTAGATACAGAAAGAAATTGGGATAGTATGCAAAATATGATGGATTACTTTATTGAAGAAGAAGAATATGAAAAATGTGCAAAGATTAGAGATATTATGAATCTATTTACTGAAAATAATACAATAGAACATAAAGAAAAATCCTCCTAAATTACTAGAGTTACACAACTATTATTATTAATTTTTTTTTAAATTTTTAGTATTTATTTAAATTTATAAAGTTTTTTTTGTATCTTTGTATTATATTAATCATTTAAAAACCATAAAAAATGGCAAAATCAACTACGGAGAACACAACTCCCACAAATGAACAACTAAGTGAAAAGGAAATGGCAGCAAAAAAAGCTGAAATTACTGCTTGGTACAAAGAGAATATCAAACATTTAAAGGTTCAGTCTGAATATGAGACTTTATTGAGAGATATTGAGAAGTTACGTGCTGAAAGATTACAAGCACAACAGTTTATTGCACAGACAATGGCAGCTCAAAAAGCAGAACAAGAAGCAAAGCAGCAAAGTCAGGCTGGGCAACAATGGAATCCTAATATGGATACTGCACCACCTGTTCCACCAGTACCAGAACCAGTAAGAAAGTTAAAAAAAGTTGAAACTAATGGCGAATAAGTATAGCTTAGAGAAAATTAGAAGAGCTATGGATTCAAAAAATCATAAATTTTTTGAGTCAGGAGTATACAATGTTAACATCATTGGTATTAGAAATTCCGCAACTGCAAATAAAGTAACTAATAAATTTGATGATACTATAACTATATCCTATAAAGATGAGGATGGTGAATGGCAGTATCATGAATTTGATTGTACTACTGATCCAGGAAAGTTTTATATGGAAGATCCTATTGTTGATGAGGAAGGTACTGCTGTATTAAAACCAGGACAGTATCCTAAATCACATAAGATTAGAAAACATCAAGGTAGATATGAAGCATTAGGTCAACAAAATCCAGTTACTGTATATAGAGATAATAACAGAGATGATATTTATAATTTAAATACAGAAACAACTGATACAGGATTATTTGGGATTAATATTCATAGAGCTACTAAATATGCCCATAAAAAATCTACTCAAGTTGATAGATGGAGTGCAGGATGTCAAGTTATTGCAGCTAATGATGATTTTAAAAAGTTTATGAAAATATGTAGAAAAGCTAGAGATACATGGAGTAATAACTTTACATATACATTATTAGAAAGCAAAGACATTCCTACATCATGGCTCTCGTAAATACAGTAGAAAAAAGAATTAAGATGCAGAAGGATGGTGTGATTAAGTATCAGATCATCACTTTCTGCTTTCTTAATGATTTACAATTAAGTAAATCAGATTTAGAATGTCTTCTTGAACTAGCTAAAAAGGGTTCTATTAATGTAACTGATTTTTGTAAGCATATCTCAGAATTAAATATATTTAAAAGTCCACAATCTTGTAGAAATGCAGTACAAAAGGCTAAGAAAAAGAATCTAATTATTATGGATAATAAAAATATTGTACTAAATCCAAATATGAAGATACAAGTAGATGGTCAGATATTACTTGACTTTAAAATACTTGGTGTAACTGATGAGATTAGAGGATAAAAATAATCACTTAAATCCAAAGTCTTATAAAGAATTTTTTAAGACGATTGCTGAAGAGTGTGAAGTTCATGAAGATCTTGTAGAAGAATTAATAAGATTCTTTTATAATGAGATAAGAAAGAATTTGGAAGAGTTAGAATATACACGCATATTACTTCCTAATCTTGGAACCTTTACATTAAGAAAAGGTAGATTAGATAGAGCAATTAAAAGACATAAAGATATGCTAGGTAATATAGAAAAAACAACATATGTTGGATATGGTAATCATTTACCTGTAAAAGATAAACTAAATAAGATGGAAAAAGCTAAGATTAGAATAGAAGAAGAAATAACCAATAAAAAAAGATGGAAAGATGAAACTAAGTAAATTATTTAAAGGTTTAAAGAATATTGATCATATAGTTGATGGTATTAAAAATAACATGTTTAGAAAACCATGGATTGAAGAAATAGCAAATCATAGATGGATTGAATGTAAGAAGTGTGATAAACTTGATACTATAGGTGGTAAATGTGCAGTAAGTGGTACTCAACCATGTTGTGCTGATTGTGGTTGTGCATTACCTTTTAAAATACGTTCATTATCTGCAGCATGCCCAAAAGGTAAATGGGAAGCTCATGTTACAGCTGCACAAGAAGCAGAAATTATAAGAAAGATAAATAATAAGAATAATATTGCTGATAATGACTCTAACATTAAAGTACAAAAATAATGGCTGTAATATTTAAAGAAGATGGACATAAATATGAGAGTCTAGATGAGAATTTAGAAAAAGATCAGATTAAATGGACAAGTGTAACTACATTTATAAGTAAGTTTAAACCTAAATTTGATTCTGATACTGTTGCAAAAAAGTCTTGTAAAAATAAACGTTCAAAGTGGTATGGTCTTAAACCAAAAGAAGTTTTAAATATTTGGAAAAAAGAAAGTGAGCGTGCAATTGAATTAGGTAACTGGTATCATGATGAAAGAGAACGTGGATTACTTGATTTTAAGACAATAGAACGTGAAGGTATAGAAGTACCTATCATAAAGCCAATAATGGATAAAAGTGGTATTAAAATAGCTCCAGATCAAAAATTAAGTGACGGAGTGTATCCTGAACACTTTGCATATCTAAAATCAGCATGTATATGTGGTCAAGCAGATTTAGTTACAATTGTTAATGGAAAAGTAAATATTACAGATTATAAAACTAATAAAGAAATAAAAGAAAAAGGTTTTACAAACTGGGAAGGTATAACATCTAAAATGTTTAAACCTTTATCACACCTTGATGATTGTAATTTAAACCATTATAATATACAGTTAAGTCTTTATATGTATATTATATTAAAACATAATCCAAAATTGAAACCAGGTAAACTCATAATACAACATGTCAAATTTGAGGAAGAAAGTAAAGATAAATATGGATATCCAATTACTAAATATATAAATAATGAACCTGTAGTAAAAGAATTAAAAATGTATGAACTACCATACTTAAAAGATGAAGTAAGATCATTAATAATGTGGTTAAAAGAAAATTCAATATGTTAGCAAAATTATTTGATATATCAAACGGTAAAGTAGTACCAACTCAACATTGTTATACTTTAAAATTTCTAAAAGAAATAATGGATGAATATCCTGATACACATCTATCAGTATATCAATATTTATTTTATATGACTTGTCCTGATCCTGATTTAAATCCTTTCTTTAATGTTATTGAAGTTGATAAACAAGAAGTAATTCTTGATGAAATCGATATGACTGAATCATTAGAATGTCCAAAAATAATGTATGCCTTAGATAAATGTGCTCAATTATATGAAACTCCAACTTTTAGAGCATATAAAGGAATTAAATCTATGATAGATAAACTGGCAAAGTATATGGAGAATACACAAATAGAACATGGAAGAGATGGTAATATAAATTCACTTGTTAGTGCTGCTAAGAATTTTGATTCAATAAGACAATCATTTAAAGGAGCATATAATGATATGAAAGAAGAACAAAAAAGTTCTGTCCGTGGTGGACAAGGACTTGCATATGATCAATTATAATAATTAATTTAAAATCAATAAAAATGGCAGATAAAGTAATACCAATTGGAAATAAAGTCTTAGTTAAACAAATACAAGCAAAAGAAACTTATGGAGATACAAATATTTATATTCCTGATGCAGCACAAACTAAAGAATTAAAGGCATATGTTGTATCTGTAGGTGATGATGTAGAAGGTATTGAAGAAGGAGATCTTATTCAATATGGTGAATATGCACAACCAGTAAACATGTCTCATGAAGGAGAACAACACTTGCTAATAAATAAACAAGATATATTAGCAATTATTGTAAGTGTATAGAATTATACCTACATACAATAATGGTACTTGGACTACAACCGAGTTTGAATCAGTAGAATCTTTTAGAGAATTTATTGATTTAATGTTTAAAGAACCTGGTAAATATAAGTTTGATAAAACTTCCTTTATATTTAATGAACAAGCTAGAATATTTAATAAACAAGGTTTTTATTGTGATAAACCAATGAGATCAAAAGATTTTATGACCTATTGGGAAGATCAAAAAAATAAATGTAGAGAAGGTGTAATATATAAGAATAAAGGAAAAACATGGTATCTTACTAGGGATTATTATATGTGGTTAAATTTTCTTCCTATTTATGATAAAGAAGAAAAAGAATATGGTTTTGCAAAAGTAAGAGATGCTCAATATCATATGGCATTATATGAATTAATGGCTGAGATTAGTTATAAACATGTTGCAATACTTAAGAAAAGACAGATTGCATCATCCTATTTTCATATGGGTAAACTAATAAATATGTATTGGTTTGAAGAAGGAGCTGTATTAAAAATTGGTGCAGCTTTAAAAGATTATATTAATGATAAAGGATCATGGAAATTTTTAGATGAATATCAAACATTTTTAAATGAACATACTGCCTGGTATAGACCTTCTAATCCTGGAAAAGTATTATTATGGGAACAAAAGATTGAAGTTAGAATAAATAATAGAAAAACACAGAAAGGTCTTAGATCTAAAATACAAGGATCATCTTTTGAAAAAAATGCAACAGCAGGAGTAGGTGGTCCATGTACATACTTTTTTCATGAAGAAGCAGGTATTGCTCCTAAGATGGATAAAACATATGAATACCTACGTCCTGCATTTACTTCAGGAATGATGACAACTGGACAATTTATAGCTGCAGGATCTGTTGGAGATCTTGATCATTGTAAACCTTTAAAGACATTTATTCTTAATCCAGAAGCTAATGGTATATTAGGAGTTCAAACAGATTTAATGGATGATAAAGGTACTATTGGTATTGCAGGTTTATTTATTCCAGAACAATGGTCAATGCCTCCTTTTATAGATCAATATGGTAATTCTAAAATTAAAGAAGCACTTAAATCAATTAGAACAGAAAGAGAAGAATGGAAAAAAGATTTAGAAGCTGAAGCATTTCAATTAAGAATCTCACAGAAACCAATTGATATTGCTGAGGCATTTGCATATAGAAAAGAATCAATTTTTCCACAGAGTTTATTGTCTAAACAAATTAGAAGAGTTGAAGAAAAAGAATATTCATATGAATATATTAAATTAGAAAGAGATCAAGATGGTATAAAAGCAAGTAGAACAAAAAAATTACCAATAAGAGAATTTCCAGTAAATAAAAAGAGAGAAGATAAAACAGGTGTTTTAGTTGTATGGGAAAGACCAATAGATAATCCTGAATTTGGAACATACTATGCATCTATTGACCCGGTATCAGAAGGTAAAACAACTACATCAGATTCATTATGTTCAATATTTGTATATAAAAATGCTGTTGAAGTAACAAAAGAAACATCAGAAGGTTTAGAAGTATTTATTGAAGGTGATAAAGTTGTTGCATCATGGTGTGGTAGATATGATGATATAAATAAAACACATGAACAATTAGAATTAATTATAGAATGGTATAATGCTTGGACTTTAGTTGAGAATAATATATCTCTTTTTATTCAACACATGATAGCAAGAAAGAAACAAAAATATCTTGTACCTAAACAACAGATACTATTTTTAAAGGATCTTGGATCAAATAGAACTGTATATCAAGAATATGGTTGGAAAAATACAGGAACATTATTTAAGAATCATTTTATATCATATGCTATTGAATTTATTAGAGAAGCAACAGATGAAGAATTAGATGATAATGGTGAAGTTATGAGTGTTAAATATGGTGTAGAAAGAATTCCTGATGAAATGTTACTTACAGAAATGTTACAATATTTCCCTGGACTTAATGTGGATAGACTAGTTGCATTTGCTGCACTTATTGCATTTGTTAAGATTCAACAAGCAAATAGAGGCTACTCTAAGAGAAAAGAAAGAGATAAATCTTTAGAACCTTTGGATAACTCAAAGAAATTTAGTAAATTAAGTATAGGACCTTTTAGAAATATAGGTA